CCTTCTAAAATAGAATCAGTAGCAGAAACAGTAAGAGCAGCAGGTGTAGGTAAACCTGTTAAAACTTTACCTGTAACCGAGTTATTATCTAAAGTTACTGCGCCACTTACATTTAAACTTCCATCAACACTTGAAATTGTTCCTGTCGCTTGTCCTGTTAAAGATAAATCTCTTGCTGTTTGCCATTTTGTTGCTGTATCTGCATTTCCTGTTAAATCTCCTGTAACATTTCCCTGTAAGTTTCTATGTACAGTACTTGGTAAACTAAGAGTAATAGCTTGACCACTACCTGCTGAATTAATTTGATTTGTAGTTCCAAGTACACTTAAAGTTTCGGTATTTAAAACTACCGCACCATTTCCGGAATCGGTAGTAAAATCTAAATCACTTGCATTGTTTAAACCTTTTACGTAAGCAGTTGTAGCTACCTTAGTAGAATTGTCAGAGGAAGATTGAGTAGTAGCCGTAACTCCGTTAGCTAATACGGAAGTAGCCGTTACATTACCGGTTAAATCTCCGGTAACATTACCTGTTACGTTACCTTGTAAATTTCTATGTATAGTAGTCGGTAAACTTAAACTTAGTCCTTGTCCGGAAGCAGCCGTTGTTATTTGATTAGTTGTTCCTGTTATAGCAAAAACTTGAGAATTTAAGGTTACATCTCCTGTTCCGGAATCTCCGGAAAAGTCTAGGTCGGAAGCTGCATCTAAAACATCTACATATGCGGTAGTTGCTACTTTAGTCGAGTTATCTCCTGCCGATTGAGTAACTGCCGTTGTAGCAGTATTTATAGTTCCGTTTAAATCTCCACTAAAGGTTGCACCGGTAAAAGTTCCACTTATAGTTACGCTATTAGGAAGTCCTATAGTTAAAGTTTGATTAGCACCACTAGTTACAATTTCGTTAGCCGTACCTAATACACTAAAGTTCTGCGAGTCTAAATCTACTGCCGGACTACCTGTATTAGAGTCTCCTAAGAAATCTAAATCGGAAGCCGTTACTACGGCATCGACATAGGTTTTTACTGCGGCACTTGTAGGAACAGTAGTATCGTTATTAAAGTTTGCTATTCCGTTAGCAGCAGTTACCCATTGAGTAATAGTAACACCGGTACCGGTATCTTTTAAAGAACCCCATTCTAAAATAGCAGTTACTTTAAAATCTCCTGCGTTATTTAAATAAAGACCTGTATTATTTCCGGAACCATCGGTTAATTGTTTTAGAGTTGCCGATATAGCAGCGTTATCAGTTGTCTTTATAAGACCTGGGTAAGTATCTGAAATTTTAGTATTAAATAAAGTTGCCATAATTATTTCTTATTTTGTTTTTTTAAAAATGCTTTTAATTTTTTTACATTTTTTTCTTTTGGTTTATATCTCATAATACCCAGCCATTAAAGATTGCATCTTGACTAGGGTCAATATCATCGTTACTATTAGAATAATATTCCGGAAATAAGTTTTGATTAAAATTCATATAATCTATAAACCTTCTTGTATAATATTCTGCATATTCTCTCGCTTTAGCAACTAAGTAATCTAATTCTTCTTTAGAAGCACTTTCACTATTTTGCGATATATGTTTAAATACTCCTCCGTTTTTTATTTGATAAGCTGCGAAAGGAATATAATCTACTTGAGCGAACCAAATTAACATAGGTTGTATATGTTCAACCATTAGAGTATAGTAATTAGGATTAGCTTGTTGTGTTAAAGTTCCGGCTGTTATTAAAGCTTCAAACTTATTATATAGTTCCGTTCCTAAATAGTTCTGAATATGTATAGTCTGCGATAATTTAATAAAGTATAAAAATTTTGAGGTATCTACATTTCCGTCAAGTATAGAGTTCCTAACTAAATCTGTTCTGTTTATAAAAAGTGGTTGTGCCATAGTTATTTTATTTTGGATATGCTCCTTCTCCTTTTTGTTTTATAGTAGCCTTCGCTGCTTTATCGCTACCCCTTGGGTTTCGTTGAGCATAACTCGGAATACTTCTTACTTTTTTATAATTTTCTAAATTTTCGCTTACCTCTGTATTACTTTCTAATCTATAAAGTACCTTGACCCAGCGATGATAACAGTAAATTCCTCCTTTTAAGGTAAAAATATTATATGGTAAATCCGGTTTATGTCTAAAATCAGTATTTACTCTTTGGTCTTTTCTTACTCCTTTTCCGTTTTCTATTTCTAATTTACCGAAACTAGCATTGTCTATATCTTCTAAACGCCAAACTAAACCATTGTTAGATAGTCGCATCATTTCTTCACAAAAAGGTCTCGACTTAGGAACAACGCCCTCTTTATTAGTCTTTTGTCCTCTCGCATATTTATAACGAATTTTATATAAACCATTTTTACTATCTAGGGAACTAAAAGCCGAGCCATCTTTAAGGCTACCTACGTTTCTTTCGGTAGCATCTTTTAAGCCTATTAGATTTCTTATTTTGTTTAAAGTACTTTTCTTTTCTTTAATTAAATAATTTGCCCAATCTTCGTTATCTATTTCGCTATCTTGGTCTAATTCATCTACGAAAACATATTTTTTATCCATTTTAATAGCTGATTCGCCTAAAATCCCTAATACTTCTTTTACTTCTTCTTTGCTTAATTCCTTAGATGCTTTTACACAGTTGTTTACTATTTTACCATCTTTATTTTTTTTAGTTCCTTTTTTTACGTAGCCATCCCAACAAGGAGATTTTAAATTCTCGTGATTTTTACAAGGCATATACCATACTTCTCCGTTTACCTCGTGTTCGTGGTAACCTCCGCATCCTTGTTCTTCGGCTATTTTCTCGGCTTCTTCCTTAGTCTTATAGGCTTTTTTACCATCTATAATTTTTAAAGTAAGCTTTTCCATTTCAACGCCTGTTTCTTCTTCAATATCTTCTTTATCTTGTATCGAAGTATCAACTTCCGTAAATTCTAGGGGTTGTAACGTGATAAAGTATAGGTTTAAGGCAATATCGTTATAAGCTAGTAGTTTGTCAAAGCATCCAATTAAAAGTTCTTGAAATGGCCTTATAACAGTATTATCCATTAACAAAGAAGCAGTTTTTATTTCATCGGCATTGTTACCTAATCCGGTATTATCTTTAATTCCTAAAAGCATAGGAGAAACTACTCTATGAGATACTAATATTTTTCTTGTAGATTCATCGCTTAGAAATTGATATTGATTATGCGCATCGGATAACTGTACCGGTGTTATCTCGGCTTGACTTTCTTTATTATCGTTAAATGCTAAAATAAATTTACCTGCGTTAGAACTACCGGAAAACTTTTGAGCAATCCTTTGTTCTATTAATTCTCTTTGCTCTTGATTAGGAGTTCCATTATTAAAATTTATAAGCATTGAGGGTGCAAGTCCATTCATTATATTGTTTAAATGGTAATTACTTATCTCCTCCTCAAGTTCGCTATATTGTAAACCTCCCTGATATGCAACAGGCGAGTAGTAGTAAAACCCTGCTTTATAAGGTTTTATATAATAAATTTCTATATTTTCTTTAGAAGTTCCAAAAGCCGGTATTCTTAAAGGTTTATCCGATGGTTTTATATTCGGCCAGTCATTCCAATAGTAATAGCCTTCTATATCTCCATCTTCGTTTGCCTTCTCTGCTCTTAAAGTTTCGATAGGAAAATGCTCACACATAGCGATTTTCGTTCTATTTTTATTATAAATAACTTGTATCGCAGCTTGACCCATTAAATAAAAATCGTAACAGACCTTTTGGACCATCTCCGGTTTTAATAGAGTTATCATTTGAGCGTACTCGTTAGGTTTTCTACTAGAATCCGTAGCGTTTAAACCTTTTCCGTAAATAGACTGGCTTATTCCGTTTATAGCAGCGTTATTAGTAGGACTTCCGTTATATCTATCTATAAGAAATTGAAAGTAATTATTATCTGCTCCGTACTGTACCCAATCTCTATTCTTAACCTCGATAATCTCCGGAGAAGTATAAGTAGCTAAATTAACAAAGCTAAACTCCGACCTGTTTTTAGCAAATCTTCCTAAATTATCTCTTTTTATATTTTTTTTCATAGTTAAAATACCTTATATGTATTATCAAAGGAATCAAAAGTTTTATAGATACCCAAATTTAAATCATAATATTCGTCCTCCATTTGGTCTATCTCTTGGTCAGTACAGAAAATTCTATCTCTAAATAAAGTCGCATCGGTTGTTCTATCTACGTTCCATAAACTATTATCGTTTTCCCATAACTGATAATTGGTATTCCAAAAGTTATAATCGCTATAAAGTCTTATATCGTAAAAGTGTCCTTCTACTAAAACCGGACTAAAAGCTTGACTAAAAATTAAAAAATTACCACTTGTAGTCGCTGTATTAATATCGTAATAAACGGCTATATTTGTACTATCATCTATAATAGACATTGTAAATTCCCCAACGTACTTTCTCGGAATTAATTTGAAATTTTGCGCAGCAGTTGAAGTCTTTAATACTATCATTATTTATATAACGTATTAATTAACTTATTTTGTAGATAGATAAAAGCAAAAAAAAAGCACCCCTAAGAGTGCTTAATTTCAATATATAAATTATCTTTTATTAATTAGGTACAATTTGTCCTGCTTCCGGAGTTATTACCCCTGAATCTACAAAGTAAGGTGCCGTTTCCTCCATCGCTTCAAATACAGCCGTAAATCCGGATAAATCTCCAGGAGCAGCCCCACTTACGGAAGTTCCGGAGACTAGTTCGCATCCGTTTTCGAAACCACATAGGAAAGTATTTCCGTAGTAATCTACTACCGCAGCGTAAGGTCTCCCTAAAGCTAATAACTGTAACTCTGCTTGAGTCTTAGCATCTAAAAATGTTAATGTTAAATTTATAGTTTGAGTATAAAAAGTAGTTCCGTTTTCTCGGCTACTTGTTACAGCAGTTTCTAAAGATGAATTTCCTTTTACATCGAATTTATACCAACTAGCAGCACCTGCGAGTGCAGTTACTTGTTTAGTAGAAGCATCTATTGTTACTCCTGTTAAACCTCCAAAATCAGCAAATAGGACTTCTTTAATCCCACCAAATGCCGATTTACAAGGTATTTTTCTTCCTGTTGTTAATGCACAAGCCATATTTATTTATTTTTTATTAAAAAAAAAGGTAAGTAAGTTTTATCCCACTTACCTTTTAATTTTGGTTAATTATTTATTAAGCGTACTCTACGATATCCGATGCAATTCCGAACTGAACGCCACTTGTAAAGCGCATTACCATTCTTACATTGTTGCTTCCATCAAGGTCCACCATATCAAGCACTCTAATTTCTTGGTTATTATTTAATAAACCAGTTCCAAAGTACAGATTGCTAACTTCGGCAGCATACATTTTATTGTCACTCATTCCTGGGCAAACAAAGATTTGTACTCCATCTACAGTTAGAGAGCCGTTATTCCACCATTGAGTACCTTTATTGTCAACCCCTGCGTTAGATGTCGCAGCTACGGAGAAACCTCCTAAAGCTTGTACATAGAATTTAGCGATAGAACTTGGTACATAGATTCTTAGTGAATCCTTTCCATACAAAGTATTCGGAATAGCCGATACTACCTTCTGTAATTCACCGATTACATTAGCAGCAGTAACTCCACCACCGACAGCAGCTACTTGTTGACCTGCAGGAATATCTCCGGCAGCAGCAGATGCAGCGATTAGTTTTTCAAAACCATCGAAGCTATTATTAGAAGCTGCGGCAGTATCTCCTTTCCAAATATTTAATTCAGTAGATTGAGAAACTTCAGCTGCTACGTGAGCAATTAAAAAATCAGAAAACTTTGGAGGAAGTGATTGACTAAGACCGAATCCCATTTGTTGAGATTCCCAGTCATTTACAAAATCTTTCTTACAAAGTTGTAAATTTACTTGCAGTTCGGTAGGCTGAATTATTCTTTCCGTTAAAGTAATAGTAGAAGTAGGGTCAAAGTCACAAGAAGCCGGTTGAACTAGCGAACTTGTAGCAAGTTTTTTAATAACTTCCTTATATCCTATATTAGCCTTAACTGTTATACCACCATCATTGATTGTACTAGCCGACAAAAGTGCTGCTGCTATATACTCACCTGCAAATTCACCTGCATATGTGGTAGTGACGTTCACTGCAGTTGCAAGATTTACTTTTTTTAAATTACTCATTTTATTATTATTTATTTATTTATTATTAATTATGCTTCAGATGCCCAGATTCCTACACCACCGATTATGTACCATTCCGTTAATGCTACTGCTCTAATTACGACATAGTCTCCTTTGTTAGAAGTTGCTTTAGTGTTAACCCAATCTTTATCTACTACTCCACTTGCTACTGAATCAGCTGCAGCGTTAGCGATACTACCATTAAAACCATCAGTTGAGTGAGGGCTTAATGTAATAATGTTATTTCCATCTGCTCCTGAGTTTCTAAATAAGAAAGTCATTCCTAAGTTTCCTGAATTTATTTTTGGTAAACTTATAACTAATGCATCTGTAGCAATATTATGGTCTATACTTGCATCTCCTGCAGGTACTGAAACTGATGCAGATAATGTCTTTTGTGAAACTTGATTTCGTTCCACATCATTTGATAAATAGTTGAAAGTGCTCATTTTTTTTATTTAATTTTTATTTGTTATTATTTATTTAATCTTGCTAAAACTCTATCTAAAGCCGTTCCTACTCTTTTTTGAGAATATAAATAACCATTTGTTTTAGATGTTTTCGATTCCGGACTATGTTTAATTGGTTCCGTAGATGCTTCGGATAATTCTTCTTTAAATTCTTCCTTAACTGTTCTTGATTTTAAAACTCCTTGAGTTTCTTCCTCTAAGTCTTGTTCTTCTACTTCTTCCATTTTATTTTCCTTATCATCTTTTAAATCAGCGATAGCATCTTCTAAGTTTTTAATTCTTTTCTCCATTCCTTTCCAATCGGCTACATCTGCTTCCTTTCCGTCATCTTTATAATCATCTTCTTCTTCTAAATCAGAAGTAATTTCTTCTCCTTCTTTATCTTCCTTTTGAGGAACTTCGTCAGATACTTTTCTCATATCTCCTATAATCCCTTCCTCTGAGATAACAAGTAAATCGCCTGACTCTAAAATATACTCTCCTACCGGTAAAGCAACACGCTCGTCATCGGTAAGGATAAATATTTCTTTTCCTTTCTCAAATGACTCAGCTTCAATTTTAGTTCCGTTTTCTAATTTTCTTTCTTCAAGCTTTACCTCGATGTTTAAAAGTGTCTTGATTTGGTTTAACATTTCTGTAGATTTCATAATTATTTATATAACGTGATTAATTTTAAATTTTGTATTTTCATATTGTTCTAGTTATAGAACCTATGCCTTGCGCCCATATAGAACCATCGCAACATTCCCTAGAATAAGTATTTTCATCCGGACAAAGACAGGCTCTTTGCCCTCCGTTCTGCGAACTTCTTGCCGGAATATAACCTTTACTTCCTGGTCCTATATTTCTTCTAATTTTTCTAATCGGCATTAAGAATATCTTTTATTGATTTAAGTATTTTATTATTCTCAATCTCCATTTTTTCTTCAACTGACTCTTTCGGACTCTCCATTTTATCAGCAAAATATCCTTCAATAGAGAAACCCTTAACTTTATTTGTTTTAACGTATTCGTTCCATACTTCATCGTTTTGCACTTTTACGGTGCCCATCCAAGTACCTACCGGAACATCTAAATTATATAACTTACTTTTATCTTTTACTTTATCTTCTACAATCCAAGATTCTACTAGTGTTAATCCGTTTAATTCGTGTTGATGTTCTAAAGTAGAATTATTTTGATTTCCATTTTTTAAGTATAATTGAGATGCTTTAGAAATAGTTTCTTTAGAGAAATAAATATAATATTCTTCTTCTCCGGATTTTCTATATATTGGTTTATTAGGTACAAGTAAGGCACCCATTAATAATTTCTTGTCCTTAGATATTTCGGCAAGTTTTATCTCCTCTTTTTTTAATGCAATAAAATCTTCCTCAATAGCCGGAGATTCTACTATACTTATTGCTTCTACTCCGGTTTCTTCTTGTTCCTCATCTAGGACTAACTCGATAATTCTCATAATAATATAACGTATTTAAAATTTAATTTTGTATTTATATAGTCGCACCTTCGACAATATTTCTTTCTAAACTCTGCGCAGTCGTAACATCGTTTGATACTACGAAAGCTTGAATCGGTTTTTGTTCCTGTTCTCCTATAGCCGTTGCTAATTGATTAGTGTCACTTGCTCCGACTGTATTAAAGCTAGGAGGTAAAGAAGGAACTACCGGTGCGGCTCCTCCTCCGGAAGTCATAGGACTTGGCGTTGCTCCTTTTCCGTCTGCCTTAGTTGAAGCTATTTTTTTAATTTGTAAAGCACTAAACGCTCCTGCTAATCCTGCTTGTATAAATGGATATGCCGGAAATACTGCTGTTATAGGATTTTTATTAGCCGTAGTAAAAGCATTTTGTACTCCCTCTATACCGGATATTGTAGCTTGACCGATAGCCATAGCCTTACCTACCGCACTTCCTTTACCGGCTATTTCTCCTATTAAAGCCATAGATTGTTTAGCTATATCTAACTTAGCTTGACTAACTGCTTTATCTCTTTCTTCTTCGTTTTTAGCGTCTTTGTCTTTACCAATCTGTATCTGTCCGTTCCAATAAGCTACTATTTTAGCTTTTTCTTCTTCGGTAGCGTTTAGTTTATCTAATTCGGCTATCGCTTTATCTGCTTCTAACTGCGCTTTTTCTTCTTCTTTTATAGCATTTTCCTCGGCTTGTAATTCCTCGAAAGTATCTTGTATTTCTTTTATAGAATCTAATCTTTTTTGTTCGGCATCTTTTTCTTTTTGTAATTTATCTTCTCTATCTTTTTCTTCTTTATCTAGTCTAGCTTGTTCTTCTTTTGCTAATTTTTCTTTTTCTGCTCTTTCTTGATTAACGGCAGTAGTAATTTGTGTTTGTAATAATCTTTGACTTCTTAACTTTTTAGTATCTAAGTTTATTAACTCGGCTTGTAGTTTAGCTAACTTATCTTTATCTGCAATAGTATTTTTACCTAAAGACATTTCCTCTTTCTGAGCATCTACTAATAGTTTTTTAGCATCTATTTCTTTTTGAGTAATATCTTCTTCTATCTTTTGTGCTTTTCTTAGTAAAGCTATTCTTTCGGTTGCAGAATTATTTTCTCTATCTTCGGCTTGTAAACGAATATCATTAATTTTTCTATCTGCTTCTGCTCTCTCAACTTGTAAATCTCTTTCTATATGATGTGCCTTTTGTCTTTTTTTAGTTACCTCATCGATTGCTTGTACTTCTTTTTTAGTTTCTTCTATAAAGTCTGCGGCAGATTCTTTAGCACTTTTAAAAGCACCGGTAATAGTATCGATAGGGTTTTTAAGAAATTTTAATAATCCTTTTCCTAAATCTTCTACTGCTTTTCTTGGATTAGTAACTGCTTCTATAATACTTTCGCCTAAGTCTGCGAAAGCATCCATTACATTTTTTACTACGGCACCCATCATTTTTAAACCTCTTTGTAGTTTCTCTTGCCCTTCTTCACTTTGAGTAAATGCTGCGGTCAACGATGTTACGGCTAAAACAAAGGCACCGATAAGGGTAGCGATAAATGCTACTCTTAATAATTTTAATCCTTTAGTAGCGTTTCCTATACTACCTGTAAAACCTTGAAATGCAGATATAGCACCTCCGGTTTGTTTATCTATAATTCCTATAACTCCGGTTAAATCTCTTTGTTCTTTTACGGATTCTTTTAAAACTTTATTAGCCTTAGTTCTTTCTTCTTTATTTTCTTGAAGTCTTTGCTTAGTTCTTTTTAAATGTTTATTAGTTTCGGCAATCTTCTCGTTATATTCTTTAATCCTATTTCTATCTTTCTTACTTGTTTTATCTCTTAAATCTTCAAGTTTTTCTATTTCTCTTTGAGTATCTTTTATTAAATCTTCCTGTTGCTCAATCGTTAAGTTTACTTCTTCGAGAGCCTTCTGTGCTTCTTTAGTTTCCGCACTAATTACGATTACCTTAGTTATTGCCATTGTATTTATCTTTAATTTGTTTAAAAGCTTCTTTCCAAGTAGTAGCTAGTTTATACTTGCCTTTAGCTATTTTAATATTTTCCGTTTCTTTATTTACTACTTTAAGTAAGCTTACTATATCTTTTATCATACTCTATTTAATAATTCTAATTTAGATTCTCCGGTTATAAGATTTATATTAGCTTCGTTAATATTATAATCTTGATTATTAATTGTTATTCTATCGTTCATTTGTATTTTATAAATAATATTTAGAGGTAAAAATGCTTTTACTTTTATTATTCTTCTTCTTGAATTAAAAGCTTGACTTATATAACTATTATAAAAGTTTTGAAATAAAGTACCGGTAAACTGAGTTGTATTGGTCCACTCGTTATTTTCGTTATTAAAGTTTATATTTTGAGTACTCGTAGAAGGATTTATACTTACACTATTAGAAGGTATTATATAAGTAGTTAAATCGGTAAAAGAAGAACCATCCTGTACTGCTTTTATTCTAATCTGTGTTGCTCCTTCCGTAGAGGTAATTCTAATAGGATAAAATAAGAGTGGTTTACCAACCATACTTTCTTTGTTATCGTTAGCAAAAAATCCGGTCATTAAGTTTAGGGGAGTAGTTCCTCCGTTTTGATTATATAGTCTAACGAATTGCATATGCTCGAAAGGAGTTACTACATTGTAAGGTAAGTTAGGAGCAGTAAAACTAGAACTTTGTTCTTCACTTCCTATACCTTCGTATCTAATACCCCCCCAAGTACTACCGGAAGTTTGTAAAAATTGTTCCGCATAAAAGGTTTCTTTACCTTGATAACTAAACGTAATTGAGTTATAAGGTAGTCCTACGTTAACTGTACTTTTATTTGTATCTACATAGTTAGAAATATCCCAAGTATTAAAATTATTATCATAGTAGGAATCTAAAGTTTGTATTCTTATTTTACCAAAATTAGTATTTGTATTTCCGTTTACTAAAGTAGGTACGTTATCAAAATAAGCCGTCAAATTAAATAACTTAAATAGGCCATTAAGAAAATCTATTAGTTTTATATTAGGCATCTGTTGTCCTATAATAAATTCAAAGGTAGTAGTCGCATTAAAACCACTTGCAGTTTCCCACTCGTTAGACCAACCAGGAATATTTGTAGTATCGATTAAAGTCCATTTAATCGTTTGAAAAGTAATAGGCGTTGCCGTAATAATTTCTACTATATATTGACCTGCACCGAATTGAGTAGGAAAATCCGAAAGACTATTAAAAGAAGAAGAAGTAGTTTGAGTTGCCGAAGTAAATATAACTTGAGGAATAGCTACGTTAGTAATTCTTACAGTGTATTCTGCTACTGTAGCACCTCCTGGTGTTAATATATCTAAAGTACCTCTCGAGGGTACAAAAGCCGGAACTATATTTAATTGCGATGTTCCGGTCATCGTAGTTTCGTTAGATTGTCCTACCGGTGCAACGAAACCATCTACTTGACTTATAAATGTAGCCTGTTGTTGAGATGGCTCTACATTTCCTTTTTTAGCGTTAAGCCATAGATAAAGATTATTAAATTGAGTATTTCCGGATGCTCCAAAAAAATCGTTAGAAAACTCTAATCCATAGGTAGTTTCTATAGCATCTAGTATAGTATTAACTTTTATAGCATATTTTAATTCCGAGAATAATAAGCCCTGACCAGTTTGAGGAGATAAATTACCTTCTATAGAAGTAGAAGCCGAAGTATAAAACGCTTCCGTTGTATGAGTTATTAAAGGAGTTATTATCTCTGAACCAGTAGCCGTAGGGTCAACACCCATTTTAGTAACTATATTAGAATTATTATAAGTTAAATTATAAGTAGTTAAAGCACCCTGTAAAGAGGTTAATGTTGAATCTCTAAATTGTTTATTAAGGTTTATAGTTTTACCATAGAAAGTTATTTTATATGCGTATGGTTTATTGTTTTTTAATTCTACTCCGTTTAAAACTACGAAACCATCTTTATAAGGAATATTATTTAATTCTATCTTAGCTTCTCTTTTATCTCTCGCATCGTAGCCGTTAATAATATCAAAATTATAATAATGTTCAAAGAGTTTATTATTTACTTTACTAGCCGGTATCGTAAAAGTTTTAGTAAACTCTGTAAATACTTTATCCGGTTCTTTTATATTTTGTATAGATAAGTTTATAGAAACTGTTTCATCTTTAAATAAATCTACTCGTTGTAATTGAGCAAGTGTCGGAGTTTCGTTTACGCTACTTATATATAATTGTAGTTTTTGCATCTATGTTATTCTATGTTATCTTATGTTATTTATATAATCAAATGACATATTAAAAGAAAAAGTAAATTGTATTAATCTATCATTTAAAGAATTTTTATAAGTAAAATTACTAGTAGATATATTTACCGGTACTGTAGTAAAAGTTCCTGTAGATGGTACTCTAAAGACTACCCAAACTTTTTCGGATAATAACATTTCTGTATAAACATTGTTATAATATTCCGGAACGTAAAAAGAATTTAAAGTAACCGATTGACCGGCTGTTATATCAAAGTTTTGTTTAGTATGAGTGTTAATAGAATAAGTACCTGTAGAGGAAATTATATTAGAATTAAAAGTTTGTCTTTTAGAACTGATATCTTGTATAGCTTTTAAAGTAAAAAACTCCGTTTGTATCGCTCCATACTTATTTATAAAACAAACTCGATAACCTATATCTGCTGGTGTTTCTGTATAACCACTATTAAATCTTGTAAATTTTGTGCAAATTATTCTTTTAATATTTACAGTTATTCCGTTAATAATTTCTTCCGTTGCATTTATACTAGTTGCATTATATATTACTTGTCCTGCATTTATGCTTGGAATATCTAATGCTATATTTTTTGGTGCATACATAGTGTATGTTTTTGTTCCCCCACTACTTGAACCTGATTGACTATAATTAGATATTGCAGGAAATTCTGTTGCGCTCATTGAAGGATTTGCAGCTTCGTAAAAAGTACCATAACCATCGAATCCGTTATGGTCCTCCGTATAAGTACTTCCTATTTGTGTTCCCCCTCCGTTTACTTCCGGATAAAACTTTAAAGCTAAATCAATATCGAATACAGCTTGTGTACTCGGTGTTCCTCCGGTATAAGTAATATCTAAATAATCTCTTGCTAATTCTGCCCATTCAAAAAGAACAGGTACATTTTGAGCAGCATCTTTAATTATAGTATAAACTATATTATTAGCTACGCTTAATTCTAACTTAGCAGATTTAACACTTGAACTAGATGAGGTCTGAGTTATATATTGAGGACTTCTTATTAATCTATTAGCCATTATTTTTTATTTATTTGTTCTATTAAACCTTGTTCTATATCTACTGCGAAAGATTCAAAGAGTTCATCCGGTAGTTTTTCAAAGGCTTTATTAAAAGGTTTAGTATAAAAGAAAGAAGGTTTTAAACCTCTATTATAAATATTTTTAGCTATTACGTAACCTATCGACTCATAGTTGCCTTTAGCGAATTTACCTGTAGATTTTTTCTTACCATCTTTATAAGTATATTGTCTTAATCTTATATTTTTAATTTGTGCCCAAGCACTTACGCTTCTTACAAAATCTTTAAAAGTTCCTTTCTTAGTACCACTTCCGAATCTATAAGGACTATTCGGTGCCTGTTGTCCGGTTAATTTAGCGTTAGGAGATAACTTACTTGGGTCTGCGCCTTTAACTCCTTTATCTTGAAATTCTCCGTATTCTTGCATTGAGAAGCTAAACTCAAATTTTCCGTCACTATCGTCTATATCGTAAGTTATAGAATCGTATAAAGGACCACTACCTTTTTTTTCGGTTTTTAGGTTTTCTTTAGATTGAGTTACCATAAACTTACCGAAGTCATTAAACATTTTATTAAGTTCTTCTAACTTCATTAGCAAATAGTTATATCGTTATATATTAGTATATCCATAGTTCCGGTAAATCCGGCTAATTCGTTTTCGAATCTATCGTAAAAGGGTTCTAAATTAGGGTTTCCATCTAATTGGTATTTATCAAAATGTAAAGTTCCTTTTCTTAAAACTTGTATAAGTTTATTTAAAACCGATAATTGAGTATTTAAAATATCTTGTAAGTTATTATTACCCTCGAATAAATCTATTGTAACTTCTTTAGATTGGTCAACTATATCCATAGAGAGTACGCTTACGTTAAATCTAAGTACGCCATCTTCTTGACTTACGTTATTAATTATAATATGAGATAAAGGAAATATAGTTTGCTTTTGTAAATCTACATCCGAGATATCTCCTGTTGTAACTGTATTAACATTTATATCTTTTAGTAATTCAGATTTTAAAGTTTCCGTTACTTGATAAAACGCCCTTGTTCCCTGTTGACTCATTTAAATTGTTTTTTTATTTGTTTAGCTTCTAACTCGCTTTTGTCTTTCATAAATGCTAACATATAGAAACATTCGTGAAACTTTAATTTAGTGATATTTTCAATTCTGATAATGTCTCCTTGAGATAAGGCAAAAAGAGACTGATACCATCCATATTTTGCTGAAAACCCCTCAACTGCTCCGACTGTATCTCTTTTCGATTCGCTAAAGAGTTCAGGGTAATTTCTGACAATTCCAGTCCTAAATTGAGAAAAAAAAACAAAGAACTAACTACGGCATCCATCGGCATATCTAACATTGTATCTTTAGTTTTAGGATTGTACTTCTCTATAGTATATTTATCTCCTAGTTTAGCTACAATCGGTCTATAGAGAACATTCATAGCGACTTCTATATTTTCGTATTCTCCGGTATAGGTATCTAAGTCTATATATTCTCCTAAGGTCATATCGTCTAAGTTTGGAATAAAACCATAGTTTTTACCTTTCATTTTAAACCTTGTAACTAAAGCCGGTTTTTCTAAAAACATTTTACTTATAGTTCCGGTTATTTCTTCTACATCGCTATACTTCATTAGACTTGCCATTTTATAGCTAACTCCACAAAAAATTTCTATCATTTTACCTTGTATAAAATTTAAATCGTCATTTTCTTCTCCTACTTTTAAATATTCTTTATACTGCCTTAGAGTTATTTCGTTTAAGTTATTAGGTATTGTAAGTTTTAATTCCATATTTATATAACGTATTTATTCTTAATATTTAATTGACAAAAAAAGGTGCCTATTTCTAAGCACCTAATTTAAACAAACAAACTGATTTATTATAATTATCTAAAACTTTCTACATCAAACTCTATTTCTTCTATTATTTTTTCTTTCCAGTCTTCAGGTAATTGATAATCTCTTATTCTTTTATTAATATCTATAACATCTGTTTCTTCAGTTATGTAATGTTGCATATAAACTTTTAAAATATCAATAACATCTTCTTCTGGTGGATTGTTATAATCCCCAGCGTGTCCTTTTCGCCATTGATACTTTACCTCTAAAATAAAGTGTTCACATTCTAATTCAATTATATTAGTTATATTATTCATTTTTGTTTTCTTAATTTTTCTTTTTTATAAATTTCTACTTTATTCTTTTGGTAATATTCTTTTACCTTTTCTAGTTTTTGTTCTTTATTTAATTTATAATATTCTCTTTGCTGTTTGAGTATTATATCTTTTTTTTCGGTATAATCTTTATTCCTTCTTAATTTTATTTTCTCTTTATTTTTTAAAGCATATAATCTATTATATTCTTTTATTTCTTCTTTTGTCTTTGCCATAATTTATATTTAATATGGGGGGTCGGTTATGGCTCTCCTGCTCCGTTGTAGTGGTTAAAAGTTGTACACCTTATAGCTATCCACCTTGATTGTTTTGTTGACCCCCTTGTTAAGTTATTTTCTTTTTAAATATTCTAAAATAGTTACTTCTCTTACAGTTATATTTTCTCCTTTTTTTTCTATTTCATTAATTTTTTCTTTTACCATTTGTTGAGTAAGTGGACCTAATATTCTATCCCAATAAGCATCTGGATTTAAAGTTTCGTAATGGTGTGAGTTAAAATACATAATTTATATTTTTAAAGTTAGAACTATAGTTATTAATAAAGCTAAAGCGTAAAAGCTTATTAGCCATTTCCAATTATTAGGATTTTGTTTTAAGAATTTTCTAATCATTATAATTTATTTAATTTATTTTTTATTTCTTTAGACTCATCTTGTAATTCTTTTATCCAATCTTTATTCCAAGAGTTATCTATTCTAATTTTTCTAATTAAGGTTCTAGTTTTAGCAACTTTATTATTATTACTATTTTTCTTTTTTTTCTCGTTTAATATTTCTTTTTTTAAAGACTCTATATTTATTAGGTTTATTGCTATTTTTCCTTTTTGTTGCTCAATAGCCGTTTTATTTCCTAATAAATTATTTATATAATAATGTATATATAAAAATTTCTTTTTAACTTTTATTTTTTTATATCTTATATCTAACATAATAATTAATAATATACTTCAAATATATAAAATATATATTAAATAACCTAATCAAATAACATTTTTATTAATATAATCGAGTTCTTCCTCTAGTTCGGCTATTTTTAAAAGAGCATCGTTTCTTTGCTCTCTATATACACTACTAGTTATTTTACTATTAGCTAAATGAGTTTGAAGATTATTAACGTAAAAGAAAACATCTATTAATAAGGTTTGAATAGTTTTTAATTCCTTATCGTCTATATTGTCGTTTACTCGTTTATTAATAAGTTCCGTTAATAGTATAGCGTTATTATAAAAAGCTAAGTCTTTAGTATTCTGTATCTTGTCCATCTATTTTAATTCTATTATTTAATAGTTCTACGATTGCAAATATAGATTCTTCTTTTTCTTCTATGTTTTTTGCATTGTCTTTTACTCTTACCCAAAAATGCCGAGTATCTTTAGAACTAAATAAATCTTTTAGTAAGGTACCGATTTTTCTCATTGGTCTATTGTATTTCATTTAAACTATTTTTAATTCTATCTAAAGTATCTTTACTTTGTTTTTTATGTTCTTTACAAACTTGCTCGACTATAAAAGGTAAGTCGTTATAAATACTATTCACATCTATAGTAATATATTTATTATCGTCTCCATACCAAATATAAAGTTCCCCATCGGAAACGCTTATTTGATTAGTATCGTAAACGTAAGTATGACTTTCTGCAATTTTTAATTGCTTTTCTAACTTATCTATTTTCTCTATTAGATTGTCTTTTGATGTTCCCATATTATTCGTTCTAAAATTAACTATCTATATAAATCGCTTAAATAGGATTCTTCGTATTGCTTCTTTAAAAATGAAGCTTTTCTCCTAGCGTCTTTTACCCATTTCATTTGATGAGCCGGTAAATCGCTATACTTTTCTAAAGATAGTAAGGTAACTTCTATCTCGATAAATTTATCTAAATCTTCTCTACTAATATATGCCATTGTATAAGGTTTTAAATAATTACTTAGTTGTAACTATATAGCTAATATATATAAAATATATTTAATATCCTAATTACTTTTATTGAATAGCGTATTTTCCAAAGTTAGGTCGAGAAAGTATAGAGTAAGTAGCGTATCTAATAGCATCAATACAATGATTATGTTTATCTTCCGGTATATTAATTAATTTACCTGACCTATCTTCTTTCCATTTGTAATTTCTAAACTCTTGTATTGTATTATTAGAGTCCGATGTAATATGTATTTTATATCTTTTAAGTAAGTCTATTCCGGCATTTATAGAATCACGCCCTTTTAAACTCGGAAATATATTATGTCCCATTCTTCGNAGTTCGGCAATTAGCCGTGGTTCTGCCGAGTCAAAATAAATAGGTTTTCTTCCTACATTGATTTCTTTAAATGTATTATTAATATCTAAAGTAGTCATCATAGTTCTATATAAATGTTCTTTAACGTATAAATTAAAGTCTTTTATATAAACGCTTACAAGCGTTGAGGGGTCATTTGAAAATCCTGCGTCTGCTCCGTAAGAAATAAATTTAGCATCTTCCGGAATTTGTTTAATCTCTACATATTTAAAGATAGTAGATATACTCGTTGCTCTTTCTCCTAGTCCATATATTTGCCAATATTGGTCATCGGTTTCTTTTAGTCTTTCTATTTCTTCTCTTATTATATCTTCTAAAAAAGGATTATCTAAGTAAGTAGTTTTATAGAAAGCGCAATCTTTACGAGTTATTACGTTATCGTAAATCCAGTGATACTCGTCAGAGGGGTTAAAGTCTAATATTATTCTCTCTTGAGTTCTAAATATTAACTGTTGCCAATCTTCCCAATATAACTCATTCGCTTCGTTTATAAAAAGTAAATCTCTTTTTCTTCCTCTAATCTTTTGCGATTGGTCTAAGCTTGTAAACTCTATTAAATTACCAAATAGATAATATTCCGAACTACTTTTATTATGTAGTTCCGGTCTATATATTTTAAAGTTATTTAGTATTTGTAAAAAATCTCTTAATACTGTTGCTCTTAAACTAGGAAAAGTCTTACGACATATAGTAACTGTTTTACCTTTATTATTAGAACAATAGTAGAAGATTATAAATAAAAGAATATTATAAGTTTTTCCGGAACGAGTACCTCCTTGCTCGACTACTATTTTCTTTTTACTATTTACTAAATGTTTATATACAATATTAGTCTGTATCTTCGGTTGTATCGACATCTTCTGTTTTATCAATTATCTCAATTTTAAAATCAGTCGGCATACCATCGGCACCGGTTATCTCTTGACGTTCTATATAACCTCTTTTTTTTCCTTTAGTCTTTAAGTAAAATATTGTAGCAGCTGTTGAATTTTCCGATATCTGTTTATGTAATTGACTCTCGGCAAAGTCTAAAGCTACGTTCTGTAAATCATCTACTTCGTTTCTAAAGTCATCATCGGTTTTATACCATTCGTAATACGTACTTCTATGTATTCCGGTATTCTTACAAGCCGTAGTTACTACTCCTAAGCTTTTTTCTAAAGCCTTTAGTAGATTCTTTTTTATAGTGTCGGATTTGTTGGATTTCATTTTAACCATTGTTTATATATTTCGTTACTTATATTAGCCATCATAATAGGTAATACAGACCTTCCCATAGTTACTATAGGGTTGGTATCTAAAAAGTTATAATCTTTAGGAAAAGTAGATAATAACCTTACTTCTTCTAAGTTTAGTTTTCTTTTATAAATAGGATGTACTACACTATATGCGCTCATTACTCCTGTAGTCGCTGTTATAGTCGGACAGGGTTTATTTAAGGAAGGTTTAATTAAATTAAAGTGAGACTTATGCTGACTCCCTATTTCTATATCTTCCCAATGCTTTGAGATAGAATATTTAGAAATATCGTTTTCAAAGATATTCCAATATTTTTTAGTAATACTAAAATTAGTTTTAGGTATATCAAAGTTTAATTCTAGTTTATTTTTTTTTATATTTTTATCTAATCCNATTATAAAAACTCTATTTCTTATTTGAGGTATTCCCATTGAGGCTGCGAATAAAGAAAATATTTGAATATTATAATTATTAGATAATCTCTTTACTATATTTTTTACATAGACTTTAGCGTTGCCTTTTAATATTCCGGCTACATTTTCTAATAAAAAAACTTTAGGTTTTAGCTTTAGTATTGTATCGCAATAAGTAAATACTAAGTCATCTTTAATTTGACTTATACCCTCATACATAGATTTCTCTCCCCATATTTTTTCTCCGATTCCGGAAGTAGAAAAAGCTGCGCAAGGTGGAGAGCCGTCTAATAAATCTAAATTATATAATTCTTTAGGTAAATCTTCTCGTTGATTAAAATTCCTTATATCTTCTAAATAAAAATATTTAGGATTAAAATTTTTTTTATATATTTTACTAAAGTGTTCGGTAAACTCAACACCTCCTAAATGATTATAACCGGCTAGTTTATATCCCATAGTAGAACCTCCTCCGCATACGAAAGTTCCAAAGACTTTTTTATTATGCCTTTCTACTTTTAAGTCATCGGATAGTTTCCATTCGAGAGGAAATATATTTTTAGTTATTTTCGACATAGATATCCTTTAAAGTTAAGAGATTGAAAAAAAGGTTCTATCTTTTTAAATCCTGCTTTTTTTAATAATTCTAAATTTTGGTTAGCGTTCAAGGAGTTCATTATTTTTCTTAAATCATATTCTTTATCTAAAATTTCTTTTTCGGTAAATACTTTTTTCTTATTAGTATAATTAGAGAAAGTAAAGACCTCTTGTATAATTCCATCGTTACATATTTCTTTTTCGCAAAATATAAAAGCCCCATTAATATTTAAGGAACTATAAACTTTTTTTAGTAAAGTAAGTCTTTTATTAATATCTATAAATTGTAAAGTAAATACAGAAATAATTAAATTACTTTTTTTAATTATAAAACTATCCTTAGTAATATCTTGCTTTATTAATTTACAATTAGATTTAATAAATTGATTATCTATTATATCGTAACCTATACAATCTACTTTATAAGTTTTATTTATTTTATCTATTAGCCTTCCTGTTGTACATCCTAAGTCTATAACCGGAGTATTTCCTTTTATAAAAAAAGAACAGATATTTAAAATTAAATAATCTAATAAATCATATCCTTTAATTGAGTTATGTATATGACTATCAAAGTTTCTTATAGAATCGAAACTAAATTTCTTCATAATTTAGTAATTGTAATAATGCTTTTTCAATATCTATATCTATTTTTTTTAAGTTTTCTTTAACGTAATTATATTTCTCCTCGGTATAATTTAATTTTAATACCATAGAATCATCTAAGTCGTCTATATTAATTTCTTGACTATTATATTCTTTATCATAAAAATCAAAATTATCTACTCCCCAATCGGATAGAATTTGGTTATCCCATTGATTCGCTAATATATCCCAATCCCATTCTCCGAATCCTACATTGTCTTTAATAATAAATTGTTCTATTTCTTTTTCGTTTAGGTTTTTAGCTTTTATAATATAAACTTCTTTTAAGTCTAACTCTTGACAAGCTTTGTATCTCATATTTCCTCCTAATATTTTATTATTATTATCTACAACGATAGGTCTAAGTTGTAACATTTCCGGAAACTCTTTGATACTTTTTACAAGTTTTTTAAACTTATAGTCTTTTATAATTCTAGGGTTCTTAGCGTTAGTAAAAATTTTATTAATATTAATTTTTTCTATCATAATTATATATATAACGAATTTAAACTATTTTTTTATTCTATCAATATACAAACTAATTTCTGTTAATTCTTTTAAAAGAGATAATAACTCTCTTTCGTCAAAATTAACTCGACCGAATCTTTTTTTGTTTTTTGAATAAGTGCAGTTATGAATAATAAATTGTGTTAGATTATTTCTATAATTTAAATAATAAATATAATCTTCAATATCCATTTCAATCGGTACGAAGTTTTAGTAGGTTATAGCATTCAATGTACTTTAACTTAGCTTTACCTTTATATTCTTTTTTAAATAACTCATACATTTTTTTTGTGTATTGGTATTTAGAATTACAATCTTTAAAATATTTTTCGGAAAACTTAACTCCTTTACCCTTAAAGTAATTTACATTGTCGGCAACATCTCCGACTATCATTTGTTCGTAGAAATTATATAAAGCTTCTTCTTTACTTATATTTAATATTTTTTTATGCTTATAATGATAATTATAAATTAAAGCCGGAAATTGTTTATAGTCTTTATCTATTGAGACTATCATTATATTATCTCGACCAAATTGGTTAGATAAGGTAAACCAATATCGAGCAACCATATCGTCTGTCTCTACTCCGAAGGCGTATTTACTTTCGTAAGTGTCCTTAACGTATTGATGCATATTATGTAATAATGGAGGTAATATTTGTTTTTTTCGATTAGCTTTATAATTTTTAGATAGTTGTTTTCTAAAGTTTCCCTTACATCCGTTAAAGGTAATTACTTTTTCTATATCGTAAATCTCCTGTAAATCGTTTACTATTTTCATATACTGCTCATCGAATTTATCTATTGAATCTTCAATATTAGTATAATAGTCTAATTCATCCGGAGTATTTTTAGTTTTAAAGCAACTAGCAAAAACTAAGCTATCTGCGTCAACTAGTAGAATCATTCTCGGTTACTTTTTTTCTAATTATATTTCCCTGTAAGTCAATAACAATATAATTATCATTTACTAATAATTCTATTGCATCGTTAATTGCTTTTGCTTGTTTACGATAGTGATGAAATATTTGATTTTCAAATGGTTCGTGTGACATTTTTATAATAGTTTTTTAATTGGTAATAATATTCCTTTACTAGTATTATTATCTCCTCCTTTTATATCTCTTTCGGTACCTAAGTATTGCCTACAAAGATTTTTCAATTTTTTAGTAGCGATTAATATAATTTTATCGTTACTAAGAAGATAAGCATACCAAGAAGCTTCGGTAGTTATTAAGCCACTATCTTTTCCTCGACTACTATATTCTACAAATATATTACCGGTAAGAGTAGCTTTAAAATCTACTTTGACTTCTATTTTTTTATTCTCTAATATATTAGCTAAATATTTTTCTCCTACTTTACCTAGTTTTAAATCGTATTTAAAGTCTGAGTTATATTTCATTTAACTAATTCTAATCCTAATTCTTCGGCTACATAGTTAATATGTTTTTGAGTAGTTTGCGACCAATAACCTAATTGAATAAGTTTGTTATCTTCTATAGTAGCTACGTGAGTAGTATAACTATAAACCCAATTTCCTAATAAAGTAAGATTAGTTTTATACTTTTCTAATTTTTGCATAATAAATATTTAATTAAAAATTAATGAGGATTAACATTTATAATAGAGCGATAACTAGTTTTACAGGATTCGCACCTGACATCTCTTAAAACTTCCTCCTCATTAATTATACTACAAATATATAATAAATATATATACTAACCTAATTTAATTCAAATTTATTTTAGAAGCTTGGTTTTCTCGAAGAAGATAAACCGGTTTTAGTATTTTTTTTTTAGTCCATAGAGTAGTATCAGGGCAATACATATCTATTGGTTNAGGTAGGNTAANNTTATTTAACCAATATAAAAAGTTTCCCTTAGGGTCATTTACGAAATATAATTTAATAATATCTTTATCTAATTTCATTAGAGCATCGTACTTATACTTCTCTAACATTTTATCTTCGTAATATTTTTTTCGAAATTTCATTTCTATAACACAGGCTTTACCTTTACGAGTAAATCCGGATGCGTCATAATGTTTATTGCCTTCTCCGGTCCATTNTAAATTCCAACCATCGAGATTTAGAAAGTTAACTAAAGTTTGTTCTAGTTTATGTATTTTACTTATTCCCATTGTAATATATTAAATTAAGTTCTTTAATATATCTTTTCAAGGTATGAGGGGAACAGGTACAGGGATAGTGTATCGGATGTTTATAGTAGGTAGCGTGGAGTTTACATACCATTTTAAATTCGTTTTGTTCGATATCGTTTGATTTGCTTCTAAATGTTTTCCAAGTTTTATAATCATCATTATTAAATTTTACCATCTTTTAATTTTAATATCATTCCATTTCTTTCGTCTTTCGTCACATTTACAATTCGGATATATTTTTTTCCAAATAAACCTTATTCCGGTATATTTTGTAAAGTAATAAACTAAGTCTCCTAATCTCATAATACTTTTTTAAGTCTTTCAATTACCTTCCGGTATGTATTATATAACGAATGGTAGGGAATATTTGTCTTTCTTGATAATTTAGCTACCGATTCATTACCCTCAAGTAACTCATATACTTTTTTATCATACCAATACATTTTATCTAATTCTTTTAATACTTTATCGTAAGATTCTAAGTAGTTAACATCGTAAGTATCATTGAAATAAGAAGGTCTATCTTCAATATTAAGTATAATTATCCTTGCTTCTTTACGTTTTAAATCTAAAAACATACTTTTAAGAGTCTTAAAAATATAGAAATAATTATAATCGTCATCTTCGTATTCGATATTTAAACCATTATTAATATTCTTTTGTATTTTAATATACATTTCTTGTACTATATCCTCTGCCGTATCTCTATTACAACCGAAGGAAGAAACTATATCAATCCAGATTTTATGTTTATTGAAAATTTTTGATAACAAAATACATTTTTAGTTTTTTAAAGGGTCATATAGGTCGCCTACAATCTCCGGTAGTCCTATTTCATTTACCTTAAAACTAAATGTCTCGAATGAATAACCTCGACTTCTTTTACATCGAACTGTTACCCATTCCTTATTAACTGTATTCGCTTCTAATTGTATTTGACATTCGGTCTTTTTTTCTAAGAAACTACCTAAATGTCCGGTTGGCTTGTCCGAGCCAAAGTTAGAATGTATTACACAAATTATATGACAATTATAATTAGATGACCATTCCATAATTTTTTGAACACAAGCGTTAGATTCTTCTATATTATTTACATCGGAGACTAAATCTGCTATTCCGTCTATAATTAAAAGTCCTGTATCTTTTACTTTATGTTCTAAACAATATTCTATAAATTCTATTCTAGTCTTATAGTTCAATGTTCTTAATCCAAATGTATGATAAATTTCGGAATAATCACAATCGTTCATATCTAAGACTCTTTTAAATACCTTTTGAGCGTGCCACTTACCTTGCTCCGTATCTATATGTATTAATTCTCTATTTACTCTATGGCCTTTTATATTGCTACTAAATTTATTCTTATTACCTAAATAAACGGAAGCTAGTAAAGAAACTAAAAAAGTTTTTTTTGTTTTCGGTGCAGCTTGTATAAAACTAAAGTTACCATATGTTCCAATCGGTATAGGTAAAAGTAAATCTCCTTTATTGGTTTTTATTAATTTTTCTCCTAAGGATAGAGCAACCGGTGGATAGTCTATTTTTTCTTTAGCATTTATAATACAATCTTCTTCGATTGCTTCCATTAGCAAATACCTTACAGTCTCTTCCTCGTTCATTCGTTTTGTCATCGATTAAATATATAAAAAAAAGGGGGAAGTAAATCCCCCTAATTAAAAAATGTAAATAATATTTTGATATAAGTCTATATCTTTTTTCCTCTCGTTGGGTTCTTTACATTAGAAGGGTAAATCGTTAGAAATAGAATCCGGTATTGGTTCCGGTTTAATAGTTTCTTTTTCTACTTTTTTAATAATATCGTTAGTCCATACTACTTCTCCGTTTCCTAAGTATAATTTTTCTTTTTTAGCTTCTCTCTGTTCTTTAGTTTGAGAATCTATAATCGAAACATTTTGTCCGAAGTCGTTAGTTTCATCGTTAATATTAATTGTAAACCTATACCATATTCCTTTTTTACCTTTAAAGAATTTTTCTTTAGGAAGTTTACTTACATCGATGTTTGCATTAATAATTGCTGCCATAATTTATATATTTAATTGTTTAATAATTCTGTTCTAATATATCCGGTTAAGGACATTCTTTTTTCTTCTGCCTTTTTTTGCAATATTTCCTTATCTCGATTAGTTAATCTTAATAGTATTGCCGTTTCTAATTTACTCATTGATTTTGAAATTTAATAATTTTTCTTGAATATAAGGCGTAACTCTATATATATTTTTAATATCTTCTAAAGATGCGCCATTAGATAAACCTTTAATAGCATTTTTTAATTCCGGAGAATTATCTAATAATAGAGGTTTTTTAATTTTATTGCTTACCGGTTTAGGTTTACTAGCTAAATTACCATCGTCATCGACTGCTTGTAAAGCTAAAAGAGATTGTAAAGTATATCTACGAAAATAAGTTATTGCACTTCCTAATTTTTGTGCATCTAAATCTAAAGGTAAAGATATAGAAGATTCTACAGAACCTCCGTCTAGGTCGAATATAACGCTTCTTACTTGATTTTCCGTTATAGGTTGTAGTAAAACTAAATTATGTTTTTCTAATAAAGGTTTTAATTGACCGATTAAAGAATTTATATCGAAATATTTAGATTTATAAAAAGGATTAGTAGCGTCTTTACTAATTACTCCGAGTTCGTTCTGTAATTTAAATAGCTTAGTATAAATATTTTCTTTCATATAGTTATTCTATTAGCTTGTGAGACTTCTAACTTTGCTTCTAACTCTCTAATTTTATCTTGGTAGTATTGAATTAGAATATAATGTTCTTGATAACTTATAGTTCTTTCTTTTGTCATAGTATATATTTTATATTTAAAACAAATATACAAAAATTAATTTATATATAAAAATTTTGATGCGAGTAAGGGATTCGAACCCCTGACCTT